TGGCGAAGTCTACTTAGAGACTGCCCCGACGAACGAACTTTTCTGGCACGAGTTGAGGAGCACTATCCTAGAGATTTGTGCCTTTCTCTGGGACGACTACTTGAATTTTGCCAGTGGAGGTTCGGCAATAACCGAACCGGGTACATTGGACGACGTCGCGACGAATTTCTGGAACCAGATGAGCTTCGAGAATGGGCAAGGGTATCCCTAGAGGTATGTATTGCTATAAAGCCCCTAATCCTAACCGTTAGGGGACGGTGGGCCCTAATCCTAACCCGATTTCTAACCCATGGTCGATCTCTAATGTTATTTCTAACCCATGGTTTTATGCTAGGAAGGTGGTGAACGACCTCTTTCGTTGCTACTATGCGGGGAAAGTAGACTCGGGAAGACTGAGTGGGCAAGATCTCTTGGCCCGCACATGTACATGTGTGGACAATTCAACCTCGATGACTGGGACGATGAAGCGAAGTACATCGTCCTCGACGATTTCAATATCAAATTCTTCCCCCAATGGAAGAGTTTCTTCGGAGCGCAAAAGCGATTCGTACTTACCGACAAATATCGAAAAAAAAGAACAGTTGACTGGGGAAGACCACTCATCTGGGTATGCAACCGGGATGGAGATCCTCGTGGAGCTCTTTCCGGAGCTGAACTGGAATGGCTACGAGCTAACTGTGTGATTCACGATTTATTCACTTGCTTATACTAGTTATCCTTATACATTAAAAGCAATCTGTGGTCAACATCAACCGCTGAAGAGCTAGAGATAAAGTCTTGACCCCATGTTCGGAATAGGATATAGTATTGCTCTCCGGGTCCCTTCTTGCCATTAGGACCGAAGAAGCGAGGTATACCGTCGATTGTCTCCTGTGTTTCTTGAATCTGTACTTCCTTGTTGAAGTTGAATGTAAGAGTCGTGTCAATAAATGGATCTGTCGTTGCGACGCCGAAGCCGTGCAACTTGAAGTTCCAGATCTTGAGTATAGTGATGTTGTCATTATTAAACTTTGTCACCGGTGAAAGACCGGCGAACTGTCCAGGTGAAGCCGTAACGTCAAACAGTGGAATATTTCCGTTTGGCGCTACTTGTGTCGGTGTAGCCGTTGTAGTTGTCGCCGGCGTCATTGTTTGACCTTCATTGTTAACATCCGTTCCGCCTGCTGTAACGTCCATCTGGAAGTCGGATTTGATAAAAAGAATTTGCACGTGAACATCGCCAGCCAATAGTCCTTTGATATTCAAACGCCACATAGCTTTCCATAAGTGAACCTTTGAACCGGTCATTTGACCAGAACCAGTTCCTTGTGTAAACGCGCTTTGCCACGGAGCGAAGACGCGTACGTTCATGCCTGTTGTGCCATTTCCGGGAGCGAGTGTGAAAGAAGTTTCCGTATAATGTTTCTTGAAAGTTTCGAGAGTGCGCAGCATAACTGCTTTGACGCGTCGCTTGAACGTTGTTCTACGTTTGCTGCGCATTAGGCGCCGAGTTCGAGCTCGTCGCTTGATTGGTCGCCTTCGACGCACGAAGCGTCGTCGTCTGCTAATCCTTGCCATATTTGGTCTACCAAGTGCAAGAGCTTGTCGAGCTTGTTTAATATTTCGAGGAGAGTTCGGTGGTGTGAGTAGTCCGTATTTCCTTTTTCGTCTATTGACATCAATCGGATGCGCGACGTTCTCCAAAAGTAGAAGGTCGTTGAGCGCGACGGAGCCAGTAGAAATCCACTGTCCTGCTGACCAATTAGATGGATCCATCGAAATGTTTTTCGAATGGGACACACACTTATATAAGGTGTGCCGAGTGCCGAGTGCCGCTGGGTAATATTATGTCCAGCGGCAGTCGCAATTTTTCGTTCGATGGACGCGATGTATTTCTCACCTACCCCCAATGCGGGGACCTTACCCGTGAACGGGTACGAGATTTCCTGCTATCAACGCTTGGTGTACGACGATTTCTGGTTGCACGTGAGTTGCACGACGACGGGAACCCTCATATTCACGCTTACGCGGGGTGGGACGAGAGGCGTCGCCTTACCGGGGAGCGAGTGTTTGATGTGGACGGACACCATCCTAACATTCAGAAGCCAAGAAGCGCGAAAGCCGTGGCAGAATATTGCAACAAATACGACACTGACGCGCTTTGTAATTTCGAACTTGCAGAGCTTGCAGACGATCGTCGAGGAGCCGGATGGCGAAGTCTACTTAGAGACTGCCCCGACGAACGAACTTTTCTGGCACGAGTTGAGGAGCACTATCCTAGAGATTTGTGCCTTTCTCTGGGACGACTACTTGAATTTTGCCAGTGGAGGT